CGTCTCCCACCTGATTTGTCTGCATTAATGATGATAATACGGGATCCATACCGAGCAGCAGTTACAAGATTATTTATTAGGCAGTTTCAGCCTTTGATTCTCCATCTCTACGACCATAAGAGTCGCGGATCAGAGTAAGGTGAGTGTTTCCTCTGATGTTCTTGAAATCATAGGCGTGATTTAATTTAGCAATGAGATATACACCACTATGTTCTGGGTCCCAAGATTCTTCGGACCTTTCCGAACTAGGAATCATATTCGGTATAAAAATTTCGACGGTCTCGCCAACTTTTAGTTCTGGATGTAGTGGTATAGTTATCTTTACTTCTTGGTTGTTCAAGCTTTCTCGTCTAGAGATAGACTGTGCAACATAACTCTTCTGCCAGTCAGGAAATTCGGCAGCATTGCTACCACCATCTTTCTTCTCGGGTGATGCTACTTCAGTACCATCAAACCATGTCTCATGATCAATCAGTGCTGACATGATTCTTGTAGGTTTCGATGCCAGATCTGCCTGCCCTTTAAGTATACCAGACTGGGATCCAAGGTGGCTCATCTCTTCAAAAGAATCTTTGAGAGAGTATGCATACTCTTCATATGCTCCTGTGCTGTAATTGTAGAAGCATACAACAGAGGAGTACGTTCCCATCCTCAACTTGGTGAGCATGTCAATCTCTTGCTTGAAATCAATGTCTAAAATTTTATTTCTAGACGAGTTTTGTAGTCCTTCATTCTCTTGATACAACTGAATAACTGGAGGGTTCTTTTCTATTGAGTTAAGTCTATCGATAGAATTAAAATGATATCCATCATAATTTTCATAGAACAGATATCCAGCAGAACCACTCATCTTCCCATAAGCACCAGAGTCAATGTCAGCGACACCTCCTTGACCATCTGATGTAGTGCCACCAGATGAGTCTGTGGTTTTATTTTCTGCGTCTTGCGCCACAGATTTTGCTAACAACCCCTTGATAATTGCAAAGGGTGTCTTTTTACCTGGGTGGAATTTGACCTGGAACAATGTAGGATCTGATTTAATCTCCTTTTCTGTCTGTAAATTATCAGTCAGCAGACTCTTAACAATAGTATCTGGTTTACCTGTTAGTAATTTTGGTAACCTAATAGTCTCGTTTATTAATGCTTCTTTAGAAATTAATCCCAACTTATATGCTTGTACACGATCTGTACTAAATCTATCGAACACACGAAATACTTTGAAATTATATACAATATCTTCGTCAAGATCATTTGCTTCTAATGTAACTTCAATATCCTCGTAACCTTGAATCGGCAAGGAAGCAATGAGGTTCTCTCCAGAGTCAGAAATAACAGCTGTCGCTTCTCTGGTAGGTAGACTAATGTTTTCAAAATAATAAAAGTTCATCACCATATCAGTGATGTCCTTCTCTGTACCACCGACAGACTTGATCACCACTTTTTTTGGTTTAAAACTAGAGGCGTATTGTAATTCTTCTTTCGCCATATTATGTAGATGTTACTGGATTTCCTTGATATGAATTAGTTAAATTATTGTCACTACCTTCTGGCACAACAGCTGCGTCAGGGTTTGGTGCTGGTTGAGTAGAAGATGAACGACTACTAGAAGTATCTAGGCTAGCAATACTAGTAGATGATCCTTGAGTTCTTCTTCTCCTTTCTGGTGGTTTTAAAGACTCTTGCTGTGCAGTTGCTGCTGATGCTGTAGTTTGTCCATTAGCAGAAGATGGAGGGGTTATATTCTTCTGCGCTGCTTGTCTTTCCTTACCCGCTGATATCAGTGCTTGAACAATAGCAGCGTTGTTTCCATCAGATGTATCAATCTTCTGATTTCTTCCAACTATTGAACCCAGTCCACCATACTTATAGATATCAAATCCTTTCGCAGTTTTATATGCTTGGAAATTTCCTTTGCCAGGTACAGAGAAATCAAATGTTTGTCCTACTTTCAGTCCATAGTTATCAGTAATTTGTTGTGAGCTAGTGATGGGTGGTACTTCAGGAGCTTCTGGTTCTGCAACTTTCGCAGGAGGACTCTTCAGATACATCTTACCTTCAATGAAGTCAGCAACAAACTGCTTGTATTTTTCTGGGTTGTTGCCATCAGATGCTGGTGCGTATGCATTTACAATGGCAGCAAATGCCTCATTAGGATCTTCATATGCATCCAAGTTCATGTAACCGCTATGACTTTTGTCCCATAGTCTAACGAACTCTTTGACAGCATCCTCTCTCGATGCAAACTCTAGGAAGTTACCATCCAGTCCTCTCATGTTAAAAGGATTGTTTCCGTGCTCACTTTTACCCCACCCTGTTTCCAAGGCAGCGATAGCAGCAGCAACTTCAGGATGCTTCGCGCCAGCAGCGACAGCCATCTCATAGATGTCACTAGCAAATTCTCTCTGGTCCTGGGTGCCAGTCATGCCTCCTGTGGAACGAGCGGGGTTTGTGTTACCACCACCGCCTCCACCGCCTCCACCGCCGCCGCCTCCATCGCCGCCGCCGCCATCAAATATCTTCTTCAGTCCATCAATCAGGTTACCAAAGAATCCTTTCTTCTTATCCTTCTTTTCCCCCGTCGTCGCAGTATCTTTATTATCTTTTTCTTCTGACTTCATACCGCCAGAAGCTTTGTTCACCAAGTTGTTTGGCAGTCCAAATACATCAGCAATGGGACGAGCAACCTTTGCTACTTCACCAGCAACATCAGCATTCTCTGGTCCTAGTTGATTTATCAACTGATTAACTGAAGACAAAATAGTACCGCCAGCAACCATCATAGGTAGTGACATTGCATCCATCAGTGGTTGCGCCATAGAATCAGCAACACTACCAGATTTCGATCCCATACCAAGATCGATATTAGTAAATCCTACCTTGCTTCCAAGAGATGAAGTTACTTGTGGTTTTGATGGGGTTCCTGTCTCAAATTTAGGAACGGCAGGAGTCTCTGGTACAGGTCTAACCTTACCATCCATGGCACTTGGTTGACCTTGGGTATAATTATTGTCAAGTGGGATGACCATCTCATCGCCATGCAACTTGGCAAGGTATCCCTCATCAGGACCAGAAATAATACCACCAGTTTCAGCTTCGGGTGTTCTGTACATGTCCTGCTGTTGGAACTCAATATCCTGTGCAGATGTAGCAGCAGGACTTGGTTCTCCTAAATTCAATTCTGCATCGGAAGGATCATCAGCACTCTCATCTTCATCAGTAGTTAGATCATCAAAGTCTCCAGAGTCAGCAGCATCTCCTTGCTGCTTCGCTGATGCCATAGCCTTTGAAGTTTCTGCATCATCAGTCATCTTCTTCTGAAGATCTGTCTGTGCATTAATAGCAGCAACAATAGCATCAAGCTTTGCCTCAATACTATCAGTTCTCTCACTCAACTGGGTGACAACATCAGTCTTGATTGCTTGAACACCATCAGCAATGACTTTAGTCTCACCAATAGTATTATTGATAGACTGTGCTGTCTTCTCAAGTGATGAAGCAATAGCAGACACCGCAGTGAGAATATCCTCTCTCGACACTCTACCACCGCCGCCACCAGACGCTGCCTTGGCAGTCTTCTCCTCTGTCTTGGCGAGCATTCTTTCTTGAGTGACAGCCTTCTGTGACTGTGCCACATCAAAGGGAGACATCTTCTTCGGAACAACAGGCGTCTCTGCCTTCGCTTCTTTCTCTGGTGGTCTCTTGGCACTAACAAATGCGTAGTTATCAAACTGTTTACGAAATCTTTCGACCTCGTTTAGTTTCTTGATCTCTTTACCCTCGGCGTCTCTGTTGTCTACAAAGTTCCAGAACTGTGCCTTCGGATTCTTCAGCAGTTTGACACGATCAACTGCCGCTTTAATATCTTGCTTCTTACCTGATAGGTATGACCCACCAAACTTGCTCTTCAGTGCTGCCTTGAAGAAGTATCCTTTCTCTACACCAATCTCTTCCAGACTATCATAGCCTGCTTTCTTTGCCTTCTCTTCTGCTAACTTTCTTTCTTCTTCTGCAAATCTACGCGCAGCAATAGCTTTGGAGATCAGTGACCCAAGATGAGTCTGACCTCCTGTTGTATCTGTAAAGCCTTCTGTTCCTGCTGCCATTTGCTAGTCCTAGTAATGTTATTTAGTTCAAGCAAGTAACTTTTGCATCAATAAAGTATTAGATGCATTTGAGTTTTTCTTTGACATTATCATAGGTCCACCAACAATTATTGGAGGTGGCGAAGGAGATTCCTGAATGATAATAATAGGAGCAGAATCTTCATCATCTTCTTCATCATCATACATAAGAATCTCTGGAGCATATCTCTCAACTGTATTAACTAACTGATCTGAAGTAGTCGCAGCATTGAAAGCAGACAACATCTCATAGATCGGTTTGTGTTCATAGACTAAATTCTTCATGACAAGTTCAGGTCCCTGCTCACCAACAGTAATCTGTTCGGGACCGTTCAATCCAACAGGACCACCTTTATAGTATCCATCTGTTTGATAACTTAAGTGGAATATAGCTGTGTTTGTACCCTTGATTAGAGCATTGATACCTTCGCCTTTGTTGGGAGTATTTCTTACATCAAACAACTGCACAGGAACTTTTGGAAATCCTGGCATGTTAATGTCAACTGCATATGGTTTAGGTCCAGAGTGATTATGTCTATCAGAACCATGTTTAATTAGATCAGCAATATCACTATCAGACATGTCTGATGTGAACTGTCTACCATCAGATGTCTCTGGTTCCATACCCATGGAAACCATTTTCTTAACAACAGGTACAGTGTCTTTAATCAAAGCAGATTGACTCTTGTCTTGGTTCTCAAAGTGTGCATGAGACCACCCACCAACTGCCATGGCAGTAGTACCAGTCAAACCAAAGCGCAAGTCCTCGGTGTTGCCAAACTCTACATTAGAATACTCTGACGGCATATTAAAATCAGGATCTCCATTGTATGGTGTTTCATTTCTACCACCAAAGAGAGAGGTGATGCCATTCCATAAACTACCAAGCATACCACCAGGACTATTCTTGTCCTTAACATCAATCTTTTCTATCTCCCCTGCATAATCAGACCTAGGTTCGTAACCATCTTCAGACTCATCTTCGCTTTTCTTTTTAACATCTTTTACTGTGCTATCAATACCAGCAAATGATCCACCGACATTTGTCTGGGCTAGTGTGGTAGGAACATCAAAGACATTGGTTAAAGATCCAGCAACCTGCTTAAACATAGGAGCAATCAATGCTGCTGCTGGTCCAGCTTGCGTCAAGAAGTTTGATGATGCTCCGATCAATGCACCACCAATAGGTGACAGCAAATTACCCGCCATGTTTTGATTGCCAGTTCCCGTTTCAAACTTATCTGCAGGAATAATAGCTTCAGTACCATGAAGTACAGCGGGTCCTGGTTTAGTTAGTTCGTCACCTGTACCAGTTTCAAACTTACCAAAGAAAGTACCGCCTGGTGTAATTTTTT